TAACTGGTCTCAAACGGCAGGCACAAAAAAACCCGCCGAAGCGGGTTGAGTTGTTAAAGGTTGTTGTTAACTTCATGGTAGGCTTTTATGAGCGCTTCATTCGGTTCGTATCCCATACGAATGTATCGCTCCCTCGCGGCTTTTACCTGCTCGCGTATATGTTTAGCTCTCTCTTGCACTTTATAAGGGTCAAACTTGTGAAATCTCATAACTTATTACTCCGAAAGAAAAAGCGCCCCTAGGGGCGCTGGTGGGTGGTTATTTACCGGCACCGATCAACTTGATCACTGCAGTGCACTGCTTCGCTACCTTGGTGACGTCGAATGGTGCGTCCTCGGCATTGTTGCAGGCTTTGATCACAGCGTTGAGGTGATCGATACACTTCACGTCGATCGTGCGCGGCTGGTTACCAGTGCGACCCTCGGCTTCCGCCTTAAGGCGGGTACCTACTTGTCTACCCAGTGCCGCAAACCGTGAACTTGCCTGCTGAGTGTAAAACCGCTTGTCACTCTTTTGTCGCTCAGTGAGAGACTTCGCGGGCATCGGCATAATTTCCTGAATGTCTTCAGGAAAACCGGATTCGATCAAACCCATAATGTACTGATACTCATCAGGGGTGATGGTCGATTCCTCGGCACGCTTGCCCTTGGGTGATATGTAATCTGTCACCCTGTTAAATCCCGCGGCCATCAATTCGTCGACGGCTTTGGTCGCGGCCTTTTTGGCACGCTCGTTGAGGTCATCCGCTTCCTGAGCGATTGAGATGTAGCTGGTAACCAGCTGGGGGTTTTCAAGTTTACGCATGTCATATTCTCCATTGTTATGACGTGAATGAAATGCCTTGGGGTTTTCCCTGAAGGCAGTGCCAGTATCGCCTACGTATGGTGAGATCTCAATATATAAAGTGACAAACAGCGTGATTTGTTAGTGTTACACTAACATTTGTGGCGTGACGTGATTAGACTTGTCATCCTGTGACACCCACTACCCCCCTATACCCCCTTCGACGATCAGGGACTCCCAGCCCCCTATGTATTACTAATTTCCACAAACTTTCAGTCATTTTTTGAGTTCGGTACCCCTACCCCCCTCTATATAGGGAACACCCCCCTTCCGATTTGAAATCGGCGTAGTAAAAATTTTTTGTATAAAAATTTTGGTTTCCCTATAGAAATTACATATTGAGTTGTTAAGGTGAACCTACGGGATAGTAGCTGGGGGGCTACCCGTGCCGTATAAGTGCAAGAAGAAAAGGCGCGAACGGCAGAAATTACGTAGTGACGAGCATTACCAAAGACACAAAGAAAAGGTAAGGACTCGTTCCGCTGAAAACCGAAAGAGGTATCGCGCCGCTTGGATTCAGTTTAAGAGTGAGCAGAAATGCGCACACTGCGGTATCGCTCATCCTGCGGTTATTGATTTTCACCACACAGACCCAAAGCCTGACGACCGGAAGATCAGTATCCTAACGTCGAACGGACAATTTACAGCGGCTAAAAAAGAGGCAGAGGAGCGGTGCATACCCCTGTGTGCCAACTGCCACCGTATATTGCACTGGGATGAGACTCACAAATAGTTACACCCCGTTGTGTCTAAACAAGATCTACTGTATAAATCGACGTTACGGTGTAAACCTGCGGAAACAACATGGCTTTAGAGATTGAACCTGAGATCGGTGTACCGATTTCGGAGAAAGTTCCTAATTTAGATCTACCTACTCGTGTAGAAGCGGCGGCAAATACGGCGGTATCACTCGCGGAACACGGGTTAGATGTCGAGCCGACCGCAGAAGACAACGACATTGCCGCAAAATTGACCCTTGCTTACGCTGATGACCCTGAGAAAACCTCGAAGAAGGTCAGTAACAAGCGTGCATCGACCCTACCACCCGCCGCATTGATGGCAACCCATGGGATTTTGACCCAATTTGGGCACTCAGTCGTCGAAAGTGCGACCCAAGTACGCCATTTGGTGACTAATAAGCTGATTGAAGAGACCGAAAACCCCGATCCACGGGTCAGAATCCGTGCATTGGAGCTGTTAGGCAAGATTTCGGACGTAGGACTGTTCAGTGAGAAGACCGAAGTCACCATAACGCACAAAACAACGGACGAATTGCGGGAAAGTCTGCGTTCAAAGCTGGCAAAACTCGTGAATCCCGAGGAAGAAGCCGAAGATGCCGTGGTAATAGACGGCGAAGCCATCGATGTGGACGCGGAATTGGGGTTATCGGATGAATGAAGTAGCGCTGGACTTTTCCGAAGAGGATATTCAGACGTTACTGGACAATCTGGACGCGTTTTCGCCCGATGAAATAGCTGAAATAGACAAAATTACGGGTGAGCTGTCCGCGAGAAAGGAGAATCGCGCCGCTTACAACGACCTGATCGACTTTTGTAAGCTGATGATGCCTGATTTCATCGTGGGTAAGCACCACCGGATACTGGCAGATATGCTGATGGCGATCGAATCGGGGGATAAAGACCGTGTTTGCGTCAATATACCGCCCCGTCACGGTAAATCTCAGCTTGTTTCTATCTTCTATCCAGCGTGGTTTTTAGGCCGAAATCCCGATAAAAAGGTCATGATGGTGTCCCATACCACGGATCTGGCGGTGGATTTCGGTCGAAAGGTACGTAACCTGATTGCCACGGATCAGTACAAAGCGGTATTTCCTACCACTTCACTAGCGCAGGATAGCAAGTCAGCAGGTAGATGGAACACAAACGTCGGCGGCGAATACTATGCGTGTGGTATTGGTAGCGCCCTAGCGGGTCGTGGTGCTGATTTACTTCTGGTTGACGACCCTCACTCGGAACAAGACGTCATTAATGGCAACTTTGAGGTGTTCGAGAAGGCATACGAGTGGTTTACCTTCGGTGCACGGACACGTTTGATGCCCGGTGGGCGGGTAGGCATTATTCAGACACGGTGGCACATGGACGATCTGACCGGTCGAGGGACCGCAGAGATGAGTAAGAAGGCTCGGGCTGACCAGTATGAGGTCGTAGAGTTCCCCGCTATCTTGGAAGTCCAGAACAAGAAGACGAAGAAGTACGTTGAGAAACCCCTGTGGCCTGAGTTCTTTGATCTGGAAGCGCTCCTACGGACCAAGGCATCTATGCCGACGTTCCAGTGGAATGCACAGTATCAACAGCAACCGACCGCGGAAGAGGCGTCTGTCGTCAAACGTGAGTGGTGGGGGATGTGGGATCAAGACAACCCGCCGCCCTGTGAGTACATCATCATGTCGTTGGACGCCGCGGCAGAAACCCATAACCGTGCCGATTACACTGCACTGACGACTTGGGGGGTGTTCCTCAACGAGCACACTAACGCGTACAATATTATCCTGCTCAACAGCATTAAAAAGCGTATGGAGTTTCCTGAGCTGAAGCAGTTGGCGATGGAAGAGTATCAGGAGTGGGACCCCGATGCGTTTATTGTGGAGAAAAAGTCCGCAGGTACCGCGCTATACCAAGAGATGAGACGAATGGGTCTCCCTGTACAAGAATACACACCACATCGCGGGTCAGGTGATAAGATGGCGCGATTGAACTCTGTAGCTGATATTGTGGCATCAGAGTTAGTATGGGTACCACCGACGCGGTGGGCTGAAGAGTTAGTAGAAGAAATTGCTGGGTTTCCGTTTATGAGTCATGATGACCTCGTGGACTCAACGGTGATGGCCCTGATGAGATTTAGGCAAGGCGGGTTTATACGCTTGCCGACAGACGAACCGGACGAACCACAACTATTTAGACAGAGACGTGGTGGGTATTACTAAGAGGCTAGGACATGGCTATAGATAAAGGAATGTACTCCGCGCCGGAAGGCATGGGTGAGATCGCTGAACAGGGTGGATCTGAGTTAGAAATCGAGATCATCGACCCTGAAGCGGTCATCCTCGACGACGGATCGATGGAGATTACATTGGTACCTGATGCCAATATAGTAGATATGATGTCGTTTGATATCAATTTGGCAGAAGTGTTAGACGAATCTCACCTCCAAGAAATCTCAAACGAACTGTCTGGTTTGATTGAAGCGGACATCGACAGCCGGAAAGAGTGGGCTGATACCTTTGTTAAAGGGCTAGATGTTCTAGGATTTAAGTACGAAGAGCGTACTGAGCCATGGGAAGGCGCGTGTGGCGTCTACTCTACCGTATTAGCTGAAGCGGCTATCCGTTTCCAAGCCGAGACCATGTCAGAGACGTTTCCTGCCGCGGGTCCGGTCAAGGTCAAAATTCTGGGGGAAGAGACCAAGGAGAAGGAAGAGGCCGCTCAGCGCGTCAAAGCGGATATGAACTATGAGTTAACGGAGCGAATGGTCGAGTACAGACCAGAGCACGAGCGACTCTTATATAGCCTAGGACTCTCTGGTTCGGCGTTTAAGAAGGTTTACTACGACCCTAATATGGGACGTCAGGCGGCTATCTATATCCCAGCAGAAGACGTTATCGTGCCTTACGGCGCAAGCCACATCGAGACTGCTGAGCGTGTGACTCATGTCATGCGAAAAACCAAGAACGAGTTGCGTAAGTTACAGGCGGCTGGGTTCTACCGTGACATCGAGTTAAACGAGCCACAGCCCTACCACTCAGATATTGAGGAGCGTAAGGCAGAAGAAGGTGGGTTTTCGTTAACAGATGACAACCGCTATGCGCTATATGCAGTGCACGCGGACATGATCATCGAAGGGTTAGACGACGCTGAAGATGGAATTGCTAAGCCTTACGTAGTGACTATTGAGCGTGGTAGCGGTGAGGTTCTATCAATACGCCGAAACTGGAACGAAATAGACCCGCTCCAGCTCAAGCGTCAGCACTTCGTACACTATGTTTACGTCCCCGGATTTGGCTTCTACGGGCTTGGTTTGATCCATATTATCGGGGGATACGCCAAGGCGGGAACGTCGCTCATACGGCAACTGGTGGACGCTGGTACGCTGTCTAACCTACCCGGTGGACTCAGGTCTCGTGGCCTACGAATTAAAGGCGATGATACGCCGATT